TATTTTGGGTTGTTTGTAAATAATAAAATTCCAATAAAAACATCATACAACAGATCGCGTGTGCGGCATGATGAATGCCGGTTTCCTCATCCAAAGTTTCACCGCGGTGAAGGGCCCACATGTGACGTTGCGCTGCAGCAAAATAACGACTATCAAGATTCTCAAGATATTGCCAATTGTTTCTATCATATTTTTGTGCTCCATGAGTTAATACTTTTACAACATCGTCTAGTGCATTTGGTGGAACTAAACTATAGTCTGGTTTTTCTGAATCATATTTGATGCCTTCCATATTGTTTAGATATTATACTATATTTTAGGTTGTTTGTACACTACTTTTTTTCATTTGACTAAAATTGTTTACCTTTTCAAACTCAATCTTATTAGGAAACTTACCTTCTAGCAAATCTTGTTTATGGGAAATTATAAAAACGTTTGTTTCTTTACCAAGTGTATTAAGAATTTTAAGAAGATTGTCAACACCATCTGCATCCATACTCGAGTCGAATGTTTCATCAAGAACTAAAAGATTAGTGTTCGCGCTGTTTTTCATTTTAGATATTTGCCTCCAAGAAAAAAGCAAACTTAAATCGATTCTTTGTTTTTCACCTTCTGAAAAAGATGCATACGTAAATTCATCGCGGTGACGAGATTTAATTGTTTCATTGAAAGAATCGTCAAGATGAAAAAGAACAAAGAAATCAAGTACTTGCAAATATTGATTAATGAGCTTATTCATAATTGGTAGATACTGGCGAATAACTTTAGTCTTAATCCCAGTGTCTCTTAATAATTCGCTAATAGCATCAAAGTAAGAGCTTTTTTGTGATTGCTTTAAGCGTACTTCATTCAAATTTGCTTTTTTACTTCTATCGCTAGATAGTATTTTTTCAGCCGCATTAGTGTCTTGAATATCAATATTTTTAGAAAGGCTTTGAATACGGTTGTTAAGAATATTGATTCGTGTTTGATTATTAAGAATACTAGAATTAACTTCATTCAAATGAACAATCTTTTTATTTAATTTATTTACGTGCTCTTCAATTGTTTTAAATTGTTTTTTTGCTTCATAGTAATCTTTATTTAAAGATTTAGCCTTTATCTTACAATCATGATTTTTAGATTCTTTTAATTCTTTAGAAATGTCTTGTTCACACGTAGGACAACAATCATTTTTATCATAGAACATAGATTCTTTTACGACATCATCCATTTTATGCTTAATACTATTAATATTCATAGCATAAGTGTTCATATTTTCCTTTTCTTTTTTATGTGATTCTATCGAAGTATTATAAGACTCATCGTATTCATTTTGTAGTGATGCATTACTATTAACCAATTCTTTTACTTCTTCATTTAAATTAGAAATTTCTTTTATTCTTTTTTCTTCATGGGAAGAATCAATCTTTTTTAATTCATCAATATGTTTTGTTTGAAGATCAATTCGTTCTTTAAGAATATTTAATTCATTATCTGTTTCGTTCATTTTGTGACGAAGAATAGTAATTTTTTCTTTTAAAACACCATTCATCTTCGTAAATATACCAATATCAAGAAGGTCTTCAATAACGTTTCTTCTTTGGTAAGAAGGCAGCTGCATAAATGGAATAAAGTTAGATGAGCCTAAAACAACAACTTGATGAAATGACTTATGATTAAGTTTAAGAATGTTCTGTTCAATGATTTTTTGATAATCGCGGCTGTGTGATTCTTGATTTAAAAGTTCGCCATTTCGGTAAACCTCAAAAATATTAGGTTTAATTCCACGAACAATTTTATACTCAATTGATCCAACGGAAAAATCTACTGTAACAAGACATTTTTTATTGTTTATAGAATTTACTAATTGCGGTTTATTAATACTTCTATGAGGCTTTCCAAAAAGCGCAAAAGATAAAGCATCAAGCATTGTCGATTTACCTGCGCCATTTGAACCAACAATAAGCGTTGCAGAATCACGGTTAAGATAAATCGCAGTTTCTTTATTGCCCGTCGATAAAAAGTTTTTCCATGTAAGTTTTTTAAATATAATCATTATATAGTATCTAAAGATTGTGCTTCAATTAAAAGTTCTTGCATCATTTTTTTAAGAACGTCCTGATTTAAATTAGTTTCAGTAGCATCAATATAGCTGTTTAGCAATGTTGGTGTATCATCAACTCTCACTGCACTATCATCAATATTATCACCGTCATACTCATCAAATGATTCAATAATACGAACTTCGTAAGGATTGAAATCATAAACCATATCCATAAACTTATCAAACATGTAGAGATCCGTTTTATTAGTTACAATAACTTTAACAAATGTATTTTCGATATCTTTTTGCGTTATAGCTTTTAGATTATCTTCATCGTAATAGATTTTTTGAAATAGATAATGAGGATTTCTAACTGCTTCTACTTTTCGAGTTTCTGTATCGAGAATATGAAAATATTTCGGATCGTGCGCATCAGACCACGTAAGCTCGAATTGTGTTCCAAGATATGTAATATTCCCTTGACTACTTTTTGTGTGATAATGACCAGAATAAACAGAATCATAACGATCAAATAAACTGCTGTCCATTCCGTGTGATTTGATGTCAGCGTTTCCCATATACTTGAATCCTCCCAATTCTAAATGTCCCATTAAAATAGATGCATCAGAATTTTTAATGAAATCCATACATTCATCGTTATTAGTTTCGCACATCCATGGTAAAAATCCGATTTTTAATCCAGCAAATGTTTTTACTATAGGATCCATAGAAATGGAAATTCTATCATTGTATTTGTCTAAAATCAATTCTAAAGAATTTAGTTTATTAGTATTTTTATAATAAACATCATGATTTCCGGGAATTATATCCATGAAAATGTCATAATCATATAGTTTTTTTATAAAAACGTCATAGTTTTGTTTTAAAACTTTATAATTTATGTATCTACGATGATCGAAATAATCACCCAAATGTATTATATCCTTAATATTGTTTTCTAACAAATAAGGAAAAAAGACATCATTATAAAATTTAGATGAATGATTCAAAAAAACATCTGAACCATTTTTAATTCCAGCGTGAGTATCATTAATAAGAGCTATTTTCATATTAAATAAAGTCTTCTAAAGCACCGGAGATTCTTTTTTTAGAACGCTTTTTCTTTTTTATTTTTTTGCCGAAATTTTTAATTGCTGAATCACGATCTCTAATGAGTTGTGATTTAAAACGTATACGTTCAACGATTCCATCTGCACCTTTATGATCACCTACATCCATAAACCCTTCAGCATCTGCATGTTCCATATATAGTTGTTTAATATCCTGATGCTTTTTCTCTTTAGCGATTCGTCTTAAAAACGCGTAATATGTAATCTGTGTAAAGTACGCAAAAGCATTAGGTAAACCAGTGCGAGTTGCTTTCTTTACATCGTAGTTCATAATAGCCTTAATACAATTTTCTACAGCATCCATTACCATTTCTTCACGGTATGTATATCCCGAAAAGTTTGGTTTATGAGAAAGACCTTCTGCAATTTTAAGAAAACATGTTCCTATGTATTCAGTAATTCGTGGTTCTTCAATGTCTTGTTCGCGGGCCTCTAAGACAGATTCCGTATATTCTACAACCGCAGTTGAAAAATCTCTGTTATTTACGTAGTGAGGTTTATCTTTAGCTTTCTTTTTCATAGCATACTTAATTATACACTATAAACGCTTAAATGTACATATTTAATTGCAACCTTGTGCATTTTTTTATGTACAGAATTATTGGTTTAGTGTATAATATTCTTAGAACAACAAAAAACAGCTATATTAGTTTTTGCCATATGGATTATCCCACTTCTTCCTCCATTCAAAAGAAGATTGTGGATTATAACAATTATCGATTTTAATATCATCGATACCTCCATCAATATCTATATTCATAAAATTATCAACTGGATCATTAAATAGTTGTTTTAAAACAGTAGTAATCTCATTCTTAGTAAGATGGCCTTCTAAATTGCATTGTATAAGGTATTTATGATATTGTATTTGGACACTCTCGAGAGGAACAGATGAAGCTATAATTTGGTTTTCCTTTATTTGTACAACATCTACATCTTTTACTAACATCCACGGATTTAAGAAAGATTCGTTTTTCCCTAAGATCTGGATTTCTACAACTCCAGTTAAATGGAATGTGCGAGTATCTCTATCATATTTTTCTTCGTTCGCTATTATATGGCTCCCGTCGGTTAGCCTGTACGTTACTATTTCAAATTGATTTAAGTAATCTCTTAGATCTTTATTCATATTGGAACTTCGTGAATATTGTACTTAAAGTTTTCCTTTGTGTATATTTTTACACGTTCTATTGCGTGATTTAATGTGTAATTCTTTTTTCTTTTCCATGATAAATCATCAGCCAAATCATAAATTATAGTACCTTGCCCATCATCAGTTTTTCTTAATCCTCTACCAATCGATTGCAAAACACGTATTTGTGATTTTGTCGGAGAAGCGAATACAATATTGTGCAGGTTAACTATATTTATACCAGTCGAAAACGTTCCTACACTCGCAACGATAATTGCGTTCTTTTCTTTTTCAGTAATTTCTCTAATTTTTTCCCGCTCTTCAGCATTGACAGATCCAGACACGAAAAACACTTTTCGGCCTGACCCTTTAAGATTTTCGATGAATGCATCATAAAGAGGCTTTCCATGTTTTTGAACCAAGTTATATAACACTAATGAGTTCCCTTTTTGATCACATGTAAGATTGACAATAAATCGATTTCTTTTTTTATGTGAAACAATATGATCAATTTCATCTTGGTATTTTAGATTTTTGCAAAGCTTTCTTTCTTCTTCTGAATATTTTAACACTAAACACTCAATCGATAATTGTGCTAAAGTCTCCGATTCAATTAATTCTTTAGTAGATGTTACTCTATACACTGGTCCAAAGTTACCTTCAAGAGTCATCTGATTTGCAAGCGCATTATCAATCGTTCCTGTTGTGCCAATTCTAAAACCAGCATTTACTAGACGATTCATAATTGTCGTCAAAGATTTAGCTTTAAATGTATGAGCTTCATCTCCTATAACCATGCCATAGGATTGAAACCACGATTGTGGAAGTTTAATTGCGCTTTGCCATGTTGTAACAACCACCGACGCGTCAAAACCAACCTTATCTTTCCCTGAATAAATTTTATGCACATCTTCGTGCACATCAAATGAATCATCTTTATACGAGTATGATTCGAAATCTTTATACATTTGTTCAACTAGTGATGTAGTAGGAACAACGACTAATACTCTTTTATCCATTACATGACTTAGATAGTGTCTCATCATCATATATATGATTAATGATTTTCCTGATCCAGTAGGTGAAATAAGTATTGCTCTTCTGTTTTGTATGCCGTGAGCAAATGCGTCAAACTGATAATCTCTCGGCTCAATCAATTTATCACCAAGACTTATAGTAGAATTATTAATAAATTTTTCTAAATCGTTTTTTTCAAAAAACTTATCAGATTTTATCGACTCATCATATACAAGTTTATATCCTCGTTCTTGACAGAACTCAGCTACACGTTTCATTAAACCAAATGGAATAGTTTGTGATCTAGAATCAAATAAACGAATTTTACCATCCCATAGTTTATTTCTATAAGCAGGCATAAATTTATAGCCTTCTGCGTAAAAGGTAAAGTATTCAGACAATTCCATAAGAAGACCAGAATCATCTGATCTAAGAAAAGCTTTAGCTTCGTCTTTTTTATACGCAGTTATCATTACATTCCAGATGTAAACTTCTTAAACTCTAAGATATTTTTTACATGTGTATGTCTCCATCGGATATTCCCCATAATTTCTTCGAGAGTACTAATAATAGTTTTCTGATAATCAATTTGTGCTTTTATTTTTACAAGATCGTTATCAGTTGAGTAATACATATCCATATCAGATTTCATAGGTTTAGTCATACCATCAAATGGATCGTATTTCCATTTGCGACTATCCATATCATCTTTAGTCATTTTACCATTATAGTAGAGCCATTTATCTTTTCTCATTGACTCATACTCCATCTCTTTTTTCTTTAGCATCAACTTTGCCATAGAAAAAAGCTCCAAGTATTTAGCATGAAGCTTTGAAGATTTTAGTGTTTCTTCATCTAAACATACGTCATCAATAATAACGTCTTTTTTCCACATAGTTAAAATATCATTCAAATCCATAATGTACAAATTTATTTATAACTATCTTATTATTAAAAATTCATCGTATCGAAATGTAACTTCTCCTTGAACATAGGTAACGTCATTAGCTTGTGTGTTAAACTCAACACCGCTTAACGATGTTGGGAATGCATTTTTAAATTGAAATTGTTTATTGAGTGTACTATGACTTGACATTACTGAAAGAATCATATCGGCCGCTTCATACTTTTCGGTGTTTTCTTTAATCCAATTATAAATTTCAGTGTAATTTTTCATATCTTCATCAATAGCGAATCTAAGATTTAATGCGCCGAATTGTCGGCTTTCACTCGATTGATATGCGATTCCTCCACGAAATGCCATTTCAATTTCACCTGCTGTGATTTCAGGAATTGAAAAACTTGTGATAAAGTATTCAGTGTTTGCGTATTTTTGTCTGTTAATCGTAAGCTTAAATCCTATAGGAGATAAAAGATTAGTATTTGTAGTTAGATTATTTTCAGCCATAATTCTATTTATAAAAAAAGAGGGCCCTCTTTCGAGGACCCTCTTAAATTTAGGTTTTAAACCCTACTAGCTTTGTCCGCCAATGTTAATGTTCTTAACACGGAAGGTGCGGTAGTATGGGTTGCTACCGGAAGTACCGATAGATCCATCAACTACTCCAGTAATTGGGTTAGCACAAAGACCGTAACGTGTCTTGAATGCAATCTTCGGCTGGAAGCTGTTCTCTCCAACGGCGCGAACCATTGTAAGAGGCACATAAGGTGCGTAGAACATACCAGCGTCATATGGGGAAGCACCCTTATAACCAACAGTAGCGTAGTCAGTTGAAGCATATGGATCAACATATACCTTAAGGCGTCCATTGAGTGTACCAGCAAATGTATTACCAGTAGCATCAACAGCAATTTCACCTTCTCCACCGAACTTAAGGCTACCAGCGGCAGCAAGTGCAGAAGCAACGTTGCTTGAGCAGATAACGAAGTTACCCTTACCGCGACGTGTTTCTGTTGCAATCTTGTTGGCTTCCTGCTCGATCTGGAAGATCAAAGACTGGAATTTCTCAACAGCCCAACGGCCGTCAGCATCAGCAACAAGGTCGAATCCTTCAGTAGATCCAATTCCACCGCGCTTACCAGTAACAACCAAGCTGCGAATCACCTCACGGTTAATTTCAGCAAGGATCTCACCGGAAAGGATGTTAGCAAGCTCGGACTCAGCATCAAGGCCGTGAACAGCTTTGAGGTCTTGAGCAAGCTCCATGGAGTACTCAGCCTTAAGCTGTCGAGTCTTAGCAGTAACAGTCGCCTTTTCGATAGAGAAACCCATTTCAGCAAGTGCCGATGAGG